GATTGCCCAGCGTTTCATGGAGAAGGGGTGGAAGCCTGAGGAGTACACGAATGACGGGCGCCCTAAGATTGACGAGGGCATACTGACGGGGCTGGCTGACAAGTACTCCGAGGCCGCCCTGCTCAAGCAGTACCTGCTGGTTCAGAAGAGAATCGGACAGCTGGCCGAGGGTAAGAACTCATGGCTGGGTATGGTAGATGAGTTCCAGCGGATACACGGGAAGGTTATCTCCTGCGGGGGAACCGTCAGCCACCGTATGGCTCACCACTCTCCCAATCTCTCGCAGGTCCCCGCCCTGGGGGCCGAGTATGGGAAGGAGTGCCGCTCCCTGTTCTGTGTCCCCGAGGGCTTCAAGCTGGTGGGGGTGGACCTGTCCTCTATCGAGCTGAGAGTACTGGCCCATTACCTGGCGTACTGGGACGACGGACGCTACGCCCGGGAGTGCGAGGACGGTGACATCCATGCCAAAACTCAGGCTATGGTTGGCCTTACGAATAGGAAGCAAGCAAAGATCTTCCAGTTCTCCCTGATATACGGGGCGGGCAACCAGCACCTGGGACGGATCGTGGGTGGTGGTGTCAAAGAGGGAAAGGCTTTGCGGAGGAGGTTCTACAATAAGAACCCAGCCTTCAAGAAGTTCCTCGATCAGGTGAAACATAAAGCTAAGAAGGAGAAGATGCTTGTGGGCCTGGACGGGCGCCCCCTCTACCCCCGGTCTCTGCACTCAGCGCCCAACTTGCTGATACAAAGTGGCGCTGCAATACTTGCAAAGAGAGCGACCCTACATCATGTGGGGCTACTGTTGAAGGAGGGCATGGACCTTCAGTTTGATTTCAACATTGTGGCCCATGTTCACGACGAATGGCAGATAGAGGTTTTAGAAGAGTATGCGGAAAAAACAGCGGAGACAGCCGAAGAAGCTATCCGCGCCGCAGGCGAAGCCTACGACCTCAGAGTCAGACTCGACGGGGAAGCTCAGGTCGGCGATAACTGGGCAGAAACTCACTAAGGAATGGTTGGCTTATGTCGCCGGCTACCTTGACGGCGAGGGCTGCTTTGTTTATATAAATTCTCCCACGATCCAGGTGGCCTCAGTTTTCCCTTATACCCTCAAGTTATTTGCAGAATCATTCGGTGGAAAGGTTAAGAAAAGGAGACCTAACGATGGAATAAGAAAAGTTTATTACGACTGGAGGACCTTCGGAGATACCTCGATTGACATCATCAATCTAACACTACCCTATCTTCACGAGAAGAAGCAGCAAGCAGAGCTGATGCTTCTCATGCGGAAGGCTAAGAAGGGACCTGAGAGGGACGGCATGGGCGCACAGCTCGTGGCTATGAAAAAAATTGAATACGATTAGGAGGCACCTATGCGAAAAATGCGGAAGCTGAAGAAACGGAATACCCTGATAGTGGACGGGGACATACTGATCCACAGGACGGCTGCGAGGGTGGAGACCTCCGTGTGCTGGGACCCGGACAGGGAGATCTGGTCTACCTACGGTGACCTCAAGGAAGCGAAAGCTATCGTGGAGACTGAGGTCAACTACCTGCGTGAGCTCCTGGGAGGAGTCCATGTAATCATTACCCTTTCACCCAGGAAGACCTTCCGACACGACCTGTACCCAGAGTACAAAGCGAACCGGAAGAACAAACCGAAGCCTATGCTCTTCGGCGCTCTCCGCGGGTGGGTGAAGACAGCCTACGATTCATGGGAGTTCCCCAATCTTGAGGCTGACGATGTCATGGGGATACTGGCGAAGAGTCACGTCGTGCCGGCACCGAAGATAATCATCTCCGCGGATCACGACATGGAGGGCGTACCCTGTAACCTGTACAAGCCTGGCAGCAACCGCAACCGGGTGAGGACTATAACTTATGAGGCGGCCCGCAGATACCACCTGTACCAGACGCTCACAGGCGACTCAGGTGACAACTACCCGGGCCTCCCGGGCGTCGGACCCAAACGAGCTGAAGCGATCCTGCAAGAGAACACCTGGGCAGAGGTCGTTGAAGCGTATGAATCCAAGGGGCTGAACGAGACTGAGGCTCTGCTCCAGGCGAGGCTGGCGAAGATACTTACGCCTCCTCTGTACGATATTAAAACCGAAAGGATTAAACTATGGACTCCGTGAAAGTCGTACCGGAATCTATTAAGGATACCCCTACGGAAGATAGCTTCCCATCCGTCCCGAAAGCTCTTCTCGAAAGGCTCGAAAAGATCTTCCCAGATGCTTGCCCGAAACTAGGCATGGAGGGGGACGAGATATTCTTTAGGGCAGGTCAACACTCCGCGGTGTCGTACTTACGGCAACGCTATGAAGAACAAATAGAAGAAGCACGAGGGTAACTAATGTGTTTTGCTGCTACGCCTAAAATGCCTGCGCCTCCCCAGACGCCGGCTGGAGCGCCTCCGCTCCCCGAGCCTTCGGCTAAACAGGTGCGGCGGTCTGACGCTATGCTTCAAAGCCTGGCTGGTATGATCGGGGGCCGCAGTTCAATGAGAAGACAATTTATGATTGCCCGCCAGAACATCAACACAGGTATCAATAGATAATGTTACTCAACGCCTCTTCGGTAGCCTCGTTGTACGAGAGGCTGGCCCTGCAGCGGGACCCTTACCTGGAGAGAGCGCGGGACGTATCGAAGCTGACGATTCCTCACCTCCTCACGGACGAGGGACACAATGAATCTAACAAGCTGTACACCCCATACCAGTCAGTGGGTAGTCGAGCTGTAGCGTCCCTTGGGTCCAAGCTCCTTATGGCGTTGTACCCTCCCAACACCCCATTTTTCCGCTTGATGGTTGACCCATATAAGCTGGGTTCCTTCAGTGACGACCCTGATATTCGCACTGAGGTGGAGACCACCCTCAATGAAATTGAGCAGGCGGTGATGACTGAGATAGAAACACGCAGCTACCGCCCTGCGATCCACGAGGCACTGAAGCAACTTATAATCGCAGGTAATTGCCTCGTGCATCTCAATGACGATGGCGACCTGATGACATACAAGCTGGACCGCTATGTTGTTAAGCGTGACCCCGAGGGGGCTGTCCAGCTCATCATCCTGAAGGAGACTATCGCTCCCTCCATGCTCCCCGAGAACCTGCGGGAGTTGAGTGAGCAGCAGACCGACAGGGTAGAGGACGTAGTCGATGTGTACACCTGTATCCACAGGGTAGACGCCGGCAGCTTTGAGATCTGGCAGGAGGTGCTGGGCGAAAAGGTTGAAGAGACCGTAGGCACCTACCCCGCGGATAAGCTCCCCTGGATAGCCCTCCGCATGGAGGTAGTGACAGGCCAATCCTACGGGTACGGCTATGCCACCAGTTACCTGGGTGACCTGAAGAGCCTTGAGGGATTGTCCCAGTCTATTGTCGAGGCCGCCGCTGTCAGCTCGAAGTGCATCTTCCTGGTTGACCCCGCCTCGCAGACCCGCGCCCGCACCCTGGCCGACGCTCCTAACGGGGCTATCAGGGAGGGCCGAGCCACCGACGTTACCGTGGTGAACATGGGTAACAAGGGTGCCGACCTGCGGATCGCAATGGAGACTATCAATACTATTCGGGAGCGCCTGAGCATGGCCTTCCTGATGCACCAGGGTATTCAGCGTCAGGCAGAGCGTCAAACAGCGACGGAGTGGCGCATACTCGCACAAGAATTGGAGGAGGTCCTCTCAGGAACCTATAGCCTTTTGTCCTCCGAGTTCCAGCTCCCCCTGGTCACACTTATCATGGACCGGATGACGAAGCAGCGACGCCTGCCGAGTATCCCCAAGGACATCGTACACCCTGTGATCGTCACGGGTATCGAGGCTCTTGGGCGCGGGCATGACCTGCAGCGGCTGGACGTATTCATTCAAGGTGCGATCCAGAGCCTGGGTCCCGAGATGCTGGCCCAGTTTATTGATATAAGAAACTACCTTGACCGTCGAGCTGTAGCCCTTGGTCTTGTGACCGATGGTCTCATCAAGACGGAAGAGGAGATAGATGCGGAGCGGCAACAGGCCGCCATGCAACAGGCCATGCAGACGCTTGGCCCGGACGCTATGAAGATGATGGGTCAGCAGGCCCAGCAGCAGGCACCACAACCAGGAGGCTAAGATGACAGAAGGCGTAAAGATCCCCGTGGACGGCGAGACAGATCCACAGTCCCCGGACTCCCTCGATATATCAGAGACCCGTGCCACCGAAGAGGGTGAGCAGGTTGTCTCCGTTACCACGGAACCCGCGGATGAGGAGAAGCCTGAGTGGCTCCCTGATAAGTTCGATTCACCCGAAGCCCTGGCTGAAGCCTACAGGAACCTCGAGCAGAAGCTGGGCGACGATNCCCCCGAGAAGCTTGAGACCATCGAGACCCCCGAGGCTGGTGATATTGACCAGACCAAGNTGGAACCCTTCGCNAAGGAATACTTCGAGACAGGTGAGNTGTCNGAGAACTCCTTCAACCAGCTCGAAGGTATGGGNNTGNGCCGTGACATCGTCAATGCCTTTATTGACGGNCAGCGGGCGCAGCACCAGCAGGAGGTCAACAGGATCTACGACGCTGCCGGCGGCCAGCAGAACTACACAGACACCCTTGCGTGGGCTGCTGAGAATCTGTCCGAAGCGGAGATTGAAACCTACAACAAGACTGTCGAGAGTGGCGACTACGAGGCCGCGGCTACCGCGGTTAAGGGGCTGCAGGCACGGCACCACCAGGCGGCGGGTACTCCTCCCCAGCTACTCAAGAGTGAACCCCAAGGACCGGGTGGTCCCACGCCATACGAGAGTGTCGCCCAGCTCACCAAGGACATGGAGAGTCGGGAGTACAAGACTGACCCTGCGTACCGTAAGAAGGTCGAGAACCGCCTCGCCATATCGGACATCATGGGATGAGTGTACTCCACGGATACTACGACCCCGACAAAGATTACGACTATACCTACCTTGCACTGGGTGCTGGCGTACAGAGTACGGCCCTTTTACTTATGTGTGACAAGGGTTTGTTCAATGCCCCTCGCCCTGACGTAGCAATCTTCTCCGATACTCAGAGTGAACCCGGTTATATAACAGAGCAGGTAGAAGCCCTAAGGGCCATTAGTTCTATTCCTGTGGTTACGGTAACCGCGGGCAACCTGGGTGAAGATTACATACGAGCTGCTGTTCACGGAGAGGGCAGGGCTTCTTCGATCCCGTGCTTTACGAAAGACGCCGCAGATAATCGGGGGATGATTCAGAGGCAATGCACCCGGGATTATAAGGTGGACCCAATAGAAAAATGGGTACGCAAAAGCCTGGGCTACCAGCCCCGTCAACGGATCAAGGAAAGCGTTCGTTGCCTGATGGGCATCTCGCTCGAAGAAGCGTCGAGAATGAAGCCCAGCCGTACTGGCTGGATCGACAACCAGTACCCACTGGTGGACGAACGTATCAGGCGTGACCAATGCCTTGATATTGTGGCCGAGCATGACTGGCCGACTCCCCAGAAGAGCGCCTGTATCTTCTGCCCCTTCAGGAGCAATGCTGGCTGGCAGTACTATAAAGAACGTCAGCCTGAGATATTTGCTGAAGCTGTTGCTTTTGACAAAGCTATCCGAAAACAAGTACGCTTACGAGCTGATGCTTATTTACACCGATCCTGCAAGCCTCTTGACGAGATTGATTTTACAGGCGGTCAACTGACATTCGATTTCTTTCAAGACGAATGTGAAGGTCATTGCGGAGTATAAACCAATGAAACCCGGATGGAAAACAAGCGAAGCCTGGTTCACCGGAATCGTCGGCTGGCTGATGACCAACGTCTTAGAGTCTTCAGATGACTGGAAGGTAAAGACCGCCGCTGCCCTGGGCGCTGCCGGCGTAGCCGCGGTGTACATCTGGTCACGGACCAAAGTGAAGGCTTCAAATGAATAAACTCTTATTACCATTGAGCGTCCTTTTCCTCACTTCAGGCTGCTCATTGCTATCGGCACCATTGCGACTTGCCGACGGTGTCTCTACCACCGTCGGTGAAGTTGCGGCACAAGAACTGGATGTCTACGGACCCGCTATAGGGGATCTCGTAGGCGTCATAACTGGCAACCCAGTAATAGGAGCCGCTACGGCGGCTGGCCTACTGGGTATATCTTCTCTCCTATTCAGGAAGAAGAGCTGATCGCAGGTCTGCCGGGGTCCGGTTTTACCGGGCAACCCTCTGTGACGGGTGCAGTATCAGATGCCTTGTGTCCCTTACGGGACTTTACTTTCTGACACTACATCTCTACATGGAGATTTATCATGGCTTTAGACGTAACTAATCTATCCCGCGTTGGAGAGATTAACGGAGCCACAGGCTCATGGGCTAACAACAACGCCTTGTTCCTCAAGGTGTTTGCCGGCGAGGTCCTCACTACTTTCCAAGAACAGAACAAGTTCATGGACAAGCAGATCGTGAGAACCATCTCGTCAGGTAAGTCAGCTCAGTTCCCCGTCGTGGGAACAGCATCGGCGAGTTGGCACACCCCCGGCCAGTCCCTGATTGTTGACAACGATGGCGACAATCTTTCCTCTGTCAACCAGAACGAGCGTATCATCTACATCGATGACTGCCTGGTCTCTTCCATTATGGTAGACGACCTTGATTCGATGAAGAACCACTGGGACCACAGGAGTGAGTACTCCAGTCTCATTGGCCGCGCTCTTGCCAAGGAAGCTGACACGCATATTCTTGCGTCGATTCTTGCCGCGGCTCAAACACTGACGGCGAACGTGACGGGTGGCCCAACAACTGCCACCATTACGAAAGCCGACTCTGACACCGTTGTCGCTGATCTTATTAGCGGTATCTTCGATGCGGCCCAGCTTCTTGACGAAGCTGACGTCCCCAAGGAAGACCGCTGGTGTGCTGTTCAGCCCGGCCAATACTACAACCTTTGTGGTGTTGACTCGAAGCTGGTCAACCGTGACTACACGGGTGAAGGCAACGGCGACATCGCTTCTGGTGTCGTTGTTCGAGTGGCTGGTTTCAATGTCATCGCTACCAATAACTTTGGCAGTGGCGACCTTACTGGTGTTGCCGATGCTGGTACTAACAATGATCCGTTCCCCGAGGGTGGCGGTCAGGGTTACAACGGTAACTGGGAGAATGTCGAAGCGATCTGTTTCCACCGCTCTTGCGCGGGTACAGTGAAGCTTGCTGATATGCAGGTCCTCACGGACTATCAGACCGACAGGCTCGCCTGGCTCTTACTTGCTCGTTACGCTATGGGACACTCCTACCTCCGTCCCGAGGCTGCGACCTGCATCAAGAGTACCTAAGAATCGCTGGCGTTCTTCGGAACGCTAAGTGGTGCCTCTGGGGGGAAGCTTCGGCTTCCCCCCTTTTTTTCATTTTTATTCGGACAGCGGGGCAACTCGCACCTCTATACAGATAGGAGAGTGACATGGCAACGACCTTCACTACGGAGCTCGAGGCAGTAAACACCATGCTCTCAGCGGTGGGGACCTCGCCTGTCAGTACTATCACAGGATCTGTTGGGGCCGACGTTTCGATGGCTACCAACATTCTTGAAGAAATCAGACGGGAGGTTCTCTCCCGCGGGTGGGCCTTCAACTACGAGAAGGAAGTCGAGCTGACGCCTGACGGTGATAATATTATTACCCTTGCTGAGAATGTCCTCAGGATCGACAGCTCACCAGGCTTCAATCTAAACCTCGATCTCGTCCAGCGCGGGACGAGTCTCTATGACAAGAAGGCGCACACCACGACCATCACCGAGAGTAAGGTGACGGTGAATATCATGTACCACCTCGAGTGGACCGCGCTGCCTGAGGCCGCCCGGCGATACATGATGGTAAGAGCGGCCCGCATATTTGCTGACCGCCTGGTTGGCTACAACCACCAACACGCCTTCAGTATGGCTGATGAAATCCAAGCTCTTGGAGACCTCAAGGAAACCGAGGGTGACACGGGTGACTTCAACATGGGAGACCACTGGGATGTGGCCCGGATCATCCACCGCGGTAGTCCCCTCAATATGACGAGCTTCTAAATGCCCCTCATTAACACAAGCATTCCCAATTTCCTTGGGGGTGTTAGCCAGCAGCCCGCGGAACTCAGGTTCCCCGAGCAGTGTGAGGAGCAGGAGAACGCCCTGGCTACGGTGGTCGAGGGGTTGCACAAGCGACCCCACACGGAACACCTGGGGGTCATGGGGAGCGCCCCGTCGGGCGTGGCCTACTGGCACCTTATCAACAGGAGTGTCGATGAGAGATACGCTGTTGCCATTTCTAATGCCGGCCTGAAGGTCTACGACTTCGATTCCCCCACGGGCATTGTGAACACCCACGCTGCCGACGAGAGTCTGGTGGACGCAGCTGACCTGACGTACCTTGCGACGACCACCCCCGACACGGACATAGAGTGCCTGACGGTTGGCGACTTCACCTGGGTATTGAACAAGGCGATCCAACCTAAGATGAAGTCCACCACCTCGACCTCGAGGAACAAAGAAGCTCTTGTGTTCATCAAGGCCGGCAACTACTCAACTGACTATAAGATTACAATATCAGACGACGATGGCTCCAATGAGTCTGTCGTTCAGTACACTACTCAAGACGCCTCAAGCTCAGATAACGAGCCTGACATTCAGACGAACAATATTGCAGCCGCTCTTGAGTCAGCCCTCACCAACGGGGTTACATTCGCTGCTGATTTCAATGGATCGCTGTCCCGCTCCGGTTCTTTGCTGGGGACCACGGGTCTCGACACCGACGACTGGACGGTCACCCGGGAGGGGTCGGTCATCCATATTAAGCGTGACGACTCCGCTGACTTCAGGATCAGGATTGAGGACTCCGTAGCTGACACCAAGATGAGCGTAGCTAAGGATTCAATTCAATCCTTCACGGGTCTTCCCACAACTGCCCCCAATGGATTCACAGTCAAGATAGTTGGCGACCCTGACCTGAGTCTTGAAGGTTCTGAGCTGGGGTACTACGTTAAGTTTGAGACCAGCGACGGGGCTGACTTTGCCCAGGGGGTCTGGGAGGAGACCGTCGCTCCGGGGATTGAATACCAGCTCGACCCCGTGACCATGCCTCACCTCCTGATCCGCAAGTCTAATGGTGACTTCCTGTGGACGCCGGCTAACGGGGCCACGGTAGATCATACAGGAACACCCGATGCCACGGCTGTGAGTGTACCCGGGTGGACTGACCAGGCTGCGGGGGACGGGACAACCAACCCCCGCCCTGACTTTGCCGCCACCTCCGCGGGTGCTGACGGCAACCCCATCAGGGGCATCTCCTTCTTTCAGGATCGCCTGGTGATACTGTCCGGGGAGACCACCACCTTCTCTGAGAGCGGCCAGTACTTCAACTTCTTCAGGGGTACTGTGACTGACCTGCTCGACACGGCCCGTATGTCAATCATCGCAGCCCACCCTAAGGTGAGCCTGCTGGATCATGCGGTCCCCCTGAACGACCAGCTCCTTGTGTTCTCTGAGGTCACCCAGTTCGTGATCCGCGGAGGACAGGACGGCACCCTTACACCTAAGAATGTTTATGTCACCCCCGCAGGCGAATGGGAATCCAATCCTACGACACCCCCGGTTTCAGTGCAAAGCTCAGTCTTCTTCCCAGCCCTGCGGGGGAGTTCTTCTCTCATCAGGGAGATGTTCGACCAGTCGCGGAGCAACCGTGCGAACTTTACGGCTCCCGAGCTGACGGCACAGGTTCCATCTTATATCCAGGGGACTGTTACAAAGATGGCGGTAAGCCAGACCGAGGACACGCTGGCCGTGCTGGCCTCAGGTGCCACCAATACCATCTACATATACAGGTGGTTCAACAGCGGCGGTAACAGGACCCAGAGCGCCTGGTGCAAGTTCACGCTGAGTGGTGACGGTACGGTAATCAAGGACATCGAATGGATTGACCAGGCACTGTACGTTGTGGTGGCCCGCACGACGGCTTCCGACTCAGACGTCAGCCTTGAGAAGATGGACTTTGAACCATTCCTCGTGGACAGCCCATCGGACTTCAAGGTTCTCTTGGACCGACGGGTCATCAATACCAGCCTGACCATTGGAGCCTACGACTCTGGTGCTGACACCACGACTGTCACCCTGCCCTATGCGATCCCAGATGGATCTACAATGCAGGCGGTGACCCGGGAAACCGGAGGGGTCAAAGGTGGCGTCACAATCACGAGCTCCATGGGGTCCCGCGGGACACCGTCGGGAGCTGGCGGCACCCTTGTTCTCACAGGTGACCACACGTCCACCCCGTTCTGGGTGGGCGAGGCATACACAATGACCTATACCTTCTCCAAGGTTGTCCTGCAATCGGGGGGAGCTCAAGGCGCACCGACCAAGGTGACTGGGGGCAGCTTTCGCATTCGCCATGGCACTCTCGTCTTCGGTGACTCAGGCTACTTCAAGGTCGTCTGTACCCCTGTGGACGGGATCTCCTACGAGTACCCAATGAGCGGTATCGTAGCCGGCGACCCGGGGGTCTCCCTGGGTAGCGTGGTTCTCGACGGTGGAGAGTTCCGCTTCCCTGTCATGGCTGACCACGGGCAGGTAACCATAGCTATAACTAACGACTCACCGCTCCCCTCACGCTTTATGATGGCTGAGTGGGAGGCTCTTTACCATACCCGGACAAGGCGCATAAGACTTTGATGCCCCAAGTGCGGCTTTCGCAGGCTGAAGATTGTGTGTCCCTGGCGGGGCAGTTGAGGTCTGCCGATCTAAAGGAGCTTCAAGCCCACGGCGTTACTCCTGAGAAGGCGTTGACCGTCGGCTATGAAGCCTCCACCCCTTGCTACACTATCGAGCATGAGGGCGAACCTGTCGCTATGTTCGGTGTGTCGCCCCTGACTGTGGGGGTTCCTAAGCAAACGGGGGCCGTGTGGTTACTGGGGTCGGATCGAATTAAAGATATACGGACCCGCTTCCTGCGGGAGAGTCGTCAGTGGCTTGAGGAAATATCCAAGCCCTACGCTCTCCTGGCTAACGTGGTTCACGAGGAGAACGCCCTGCATATCAGGTGGCTCCAGTTCCTTGGGTTCACCTTCGTCCGTAAAGTTTCACCATTCATAGAATTTGCGAGGATCAGCTAATGTGTCTACCAGCTCTACTTGCCAGTGCAGCAGGCTCCGCGCTGGCAACGGGCGGGGCTACCATGTCGGCCCTCCAGTTCGGCCTCTCATCAGCGGCCATCATAGGGCAGCACCTGGGGCAGAGACAGCAGGCGGGAGCGATCCACGAGGCACGACTCGCCAAGCAAAAGGCTGACAAAGAAATAGCGGCTAAGACCTTCATACAGAACATCAAGTCCTCCCAGCTTGCCATGCAGTCTGGTACGGTTCGAGCTGCACAGGACCTGCAGGCTGCTAACCGCAAGTTCCTTAAGGCTAGATCCTCCGCAAAGGTAGGTGGTGCCGCGGCAGGCGTAGGCGGTGGGACTACGACAGCAGACATTGGTATGGATTATGCCCAGCGGCAAATGGAGTTCGCCACG